AATTAACTGCAGCACTTTGTAATGCCGCTCCAAAAGCAGTTCCCGCTCCTGGTAAAAGCATGTTAGCACCAATTGTAAGAGCTAGTCTTCCTATTGGAGATTTAGCAACTGATTTAACTGCTTTAGCAACTGACTTAACTACTTTACCTACACTTTTAACAATTTTTCCAACAAAGTATCCTTGTCTTGGATATAGTCCTGCAATACCACCCCCTGCCATTTCTTGAACTTGTTCTTGTTGTTCTAATTGATTTGCAAATGCTTCAACAGCAGGTTCACCACCTTGAGCAAATATTTGTAAAATTTGAGCTGCTAATTCTAATGCTTGTTCTGGTGGAATTCCTTGTTCTATTAATAATTGTATAATTGTTTCTAATGCTTGTTGTTCATTCATTTGTGGCATACCCATTTCACCACCCATTTGCGGTTGCATCATAGCCTCACCACCTTCTTGATATCCTAGTCGCGCGATTCCACCCTCTCGCATCATAAGAGGTGTGCCACTACCTAATTGTGGTTGTCCATAATTTAATAATGGATTCATTGTAATATTTTGTGCTGAAGAAAAAGATGGTTGCTGTTGTTGTGGTACTTGTAATGGAGCACCTGTATCCATAGGCATGGTACTAAGACCACCTATTTGATAACCAAGTCGTGCAATACCACCTCCTGCCATTTGCATCATGCTTTGTGGTTGATTTAAAGAAGCCATAGCATCACCTAATACATCATCTGCTTCTTGTGGATTCATACCTAAATTATTTGTATAAAAGCTTCTCGCTTCTTCGATAGGGCCACCCATTTGATATAATTGTCGATTCATTTGTGCTCGCGATATTGTCATAATTTAATAGTTAATAAGGCAGGCACAAAGTCCTGAAAACGTATACTTTACTTGTTTTTATCAGTATCGTCAACGGTTTTTACAATTTCTAAATTATCTTGTAATCTACCATTATACTGATATTCACCAACGTGTGTTATATATTCGTCTATTAAACAATAACATTTACCACCTATTTTAGTCCACTTTTTACAAAATCCAAAGTCTTCTCCATAATACTTTTTAGATTCTTTTTCATGAATAGTGTCAAAGAAATTATACATATAAGGATTATTTTTAGCTTCACCATTTACAATTGTTGCTTGGTCAATAAAATCACCAGGGTATTCTTTAATCATTTTATCAAATACTTGTCTCTTAATTAACATACATCCCGTGGGCGCGTGCGAGACTTCTATTAATCCATTTACAACACTTATTTGTTTATTGTTTTCATTTATTAAATTATCCATTTTTATTGGATAAATAAAACCAGCTTTCATTAATTCATCTTTAGTTTTAATTTTACCTTGTTGTATTCTTTCCCATATTTGTTCCCAATGAATATGTTTCATAGGATAAGGAGTTGCAATTACTTCTTTATCAAACTTTAACATTTTCATAATTGTTTCAAATTTAAAATCAATATCTGAATCTATAAACAACATATGTGTATATTTACCGGGATCACCTAAAAAATTAGCTACACATAAATTTCTTCCCTGTGTAACTAAAGATGATTTAAGAAGTGAAAATGAAACCATAATTCCATTCATCATACAAGCTTGTTGAAACTTTAATAGAGCTTGCGTATAATGAATTGAACATTCACTATGCACTGGTGTTGCAACATAAATTCTAATTTCAGGTTCTTTTAATTTTGCTGAAAGATTATTTGCTTCTGTTTTAAACCAAATAGGTTTACTTGGATCTTGCATTAATCACTCCTTGTAAAAATCTATTCCAGATACTCTTTCTTAAGTCCCAAGAATAAAATTTGTTTGTATATTCTATTTGCATTTTTAAATGATCTTTTACTCCATCATCTCCCAATCTATCTGCTGCTACATCAATCACTGATGCAATGGTATGAGCAAGTCTTATGTAATCTTTTTCAAATGGAACATATGTTATAAACTCTGCACCTGTTTCAAATAAAGCACCATAATCAGTTGTGACACAATATAACCCTGCAGCCATAGCTTCTATTGCAGCAATACAAGATGTTTCTTCCCATATGTTTGGATATATAAACATATGATAATTTTTTAAATTATCTTTTATAAATTCATTTGGTTTATAACCAATATAACTTACATTCTTTAATGATTTTGCTTGATTGTATAAATCTTGAAATTTAACATCATTAACTTCTTTAAATTGATCTCCATATACTTGAGTTGAAGAATAAACATCTAAATGTACATTTTTATTATTAAGCAATTGCATAGCAGCAAGAAGCACATTTAAACCTCGCCACGGCGTTGAAGTATAAATTAATTTTACAGGATCTCCTTTAGTATAGTCTAATTTTCTAGATTCAATTTTATCTATAGCGTTTTTAATAACTAAACATTTATGTGTGGGTATATCAAACATCATTCTAAATTTTTCATAACACCAATGTGAATTAAATACATACCAATCATATTTTTTATGATTATCTTTATCTTTAAACCAAGGTGCTAGATTAGGTTGATCGTATGAATTTTGTTGCCAAAGAATGTTTGGTTTAGTTGGATGTAATGGTATTTTTTCAGGTACAGATGTAGTTATTTGAACCTTATCTAATAAGGTATTATCTACATGTTTATACAGTAATTCTACCTGTAATTCTGTTCCACCTCTTGGATTCATTTTTGATTCATTACTTTCTGAAGTAATTCTAATCCTTTGTTTGTAATCTTAACGGCTAAATCTTTTTGTAAATCCTCTATTGGATTTTCTTTTAAGAATTCTTCCATTGTTTTATATGTCTTTCCAGTTTTTTTACTTTTTATAATTTCTTCTGTCTGACATTCTATCTTTGTTAGATTATCCATTTTCTCCTGTTCTGTCTATTAACAAATAACTTATTACACCTTTTATAGTTGAAGCAGTTTCAGTTTGAGCTACAATACTATCTCCTGCTTCTAAATTCAAGACTTGGCCTGCTGCTTGTTCTGTACTATCAGCGGTCATGTCTGATTTAAAAAATTCAAAGTTTGTACTTGCTGAAACATCATGCAAAAACATCTCTGTTAAATTGTTACTATTATGTTCATTTGTAAGACTAATACTTTTAACAATTGCAACTGAACTTGTATTAATAGTTAATACTGTAGTTAAATTTGTTGTAGTTAAAATAAAACCTTGGTTTTTATATAAGTTTGCCATTAGCTAAGAAACCATTCCATTCTAGTTAATTCATCTTTTAATTCTTTTTGAAAAGAAAAATTTAACTGATCTTTAACTGTAGTTACAGCTTCTAAAATTTGTCTTTGATTTTCAACGTTATACTGTTGTTCTGGTTCTGGTATATATGCTGTTATCTTTGCCATTATCTTCTCCCACCTGCTTCAATATCTAATCTCAAAGTTCCGTATCTCCAAGTTTCATTTACTGCTTCATTTTCTATTTTTAAACTCACCTGTCTTCCTCTAACTCTAGTATCTACTTTATCAGTTGATGAGGTAATTGTAAATGGCCCTGTAATTAATGGTGGTGTATTAGATGGAGTTGAATTTGCGTTCGCTGGGTAATCCCTAAAAAATAAAGTTATTTTTGCATTGCCTTCTAAGTTTTTAAAGTCTGGAATAAATCGTTTAACACGCATAATCAATTGTCCATCTCCACCTAAACCTTGTTCTGATATATCATAATCTCCAGATTGAATGTATGCAGCAATGGCTGTCTCATTACCACTTGCATCTACTTCATTGACACCCGTTTCTTGTTCCCAGTATTTAGTTGAACCAACTAAATTACTTACACCGTTAATTGTTGGAAATGTTGGAGTTCCCGTTGCATTATATTGTGTTGCATAAGGTAAATCAAAAGTAACAGCATCTTGATATGTTGTTCTAGTTAAAGATCCAACGGCCCAAGTATTTTCAACAAAGTTATAAACTACGTTTCTATCTAATTGAGTTGATCCTGCTTTTGCATAAAACCAACCCACTTCGTTAAATAATGAATTGTGATATGCATAAGTTATTTGACTTGCATCATAATTAATTCCTAAATTATCTCCGTCATTTGTAAATACAAAGTCTTCAACTAATGAAGGTAATTGTTTTACCGTTCCATCAAATGCAAAGAATCCACCGCCAAAACCAATCCAGAATACTGCACCTTGCGCAAACACCATTGCATGTTGACCAATACATCCACAATTTGTACCAACCTGTCTAATTGAGAATGTAAATGGTGGACCTACAAATTGTATAGTGTAAGCTGCTTGATCTGTAAGAACAAAGATATAATCTTTACCCTGTATTGCTCCGATAATCTCGTTGCCCGTATCTAGTCTAAATGTACCTGCAGTATTTGTTACCGTTGGATTCCAAGTATTAATATCTTCTTGATTTGAAAATCTTATAAACATTGGATCTTGTGTTGAAGGATCTCCAATAGTTGTTTCTGTTCCCATTAAAAATAAATGTCTATCTCGATCTGATACAACGCTCATAATAGATGCTGTTGGAGCACCTGATACAACTGTTGCTCTTATTGGACCTGATGTAGCTCCTGGAGTAGAAGGATTCCAAGTAAAGGTTGAACCATTTTTAACTGTTGCAACTAGAATCTGTCCAAAGTTATCTAGCGACCAGGAACCTGGTGCAAGTGTAACACCTGCAGTATTAGATTCTTCTCCCCAATCAACCCAGCTCGTTGCATCGGTAACAGTAACACCTGTTAAATGAGATGCTGCTGTTGATCCATTTACTCCTCTAACACAACCTAAAAACTGCGTTGCATTTTTACTTGCATAAGTAATTAATTCTGTTCCAATATCTATTCTTCCAGTTGCTGGAAAAGCTGAAGTTGAAACAACTGTAATAGTTGTAACGACATTATCTATTCCACCATTTAATGTAGTTGTAGCTGATGTTGGAATAGTTCCACCAAAGTATCCTGTACCATAACCAAATGCAGGAGTTTGAAATGTTGGCCCTATAAAAATATATGGAGTTGTAGTTAAAGTTCCACCTGCAGTAACACCGGTTCCTGTTTCATTTGATGGCATCGTAACTGTAAAAGTTCCTGATGTTGGAATTGTTTTAACTTCAAAAACATTTGTTGTAAAATCTGCTGATGTATAACTTGTAGTAGGTGCTCCTGGAGTTGTGACACTTGTAAAGATAATATAATCTCCAACTTCTAATTGATGACCTGCTTTATTAATTGTAACTGTTGCTGATCCAGTTGTAGATGTATAAGTACAAGATGTTAGAGCTGTTCCAAGTGGTGTAATATCATAAAAAGAACCTTCATAATAAATAACTAGTAATTTTGAAGTTCCTATTGCTGCATATCTTTTACCATCTAATGCCGTCCACGTATGCTGGTCGCGCGCGGGACCTGCTAAGGTACCAGCAACGAGTTGCTGGAAGCCACCTATCTTTTGTGGTTCACCATAACGAAATCTAATATTATCACCATCAATCCATTGCCCTTCGGCTCCGGTTGCAGTTTGTTGTTTATTAAATCCTGGCTTAAATTGTATTTTCTGTAAAGGCATAACTTGCTATTATACACAAACATAGCCTAAATGCTATATTTAAAGCTTTTGTTTTAAATTTTGTCTAATTTTAGTAGCCGATATATCTTGTATTTCTTTTGGTAATACAATTTCTTCTATTTTATATCCGACATCTCTTCCATAACATATATTAGTTATATTTGGAACTTTAATAACTTCAAATTTACCTGCATAATCTTTAAGTTTATCTTCAATACGTTTTTTTATATCTTCAAATACAAATGGATTATTTTCTGTTTGTGGCATAGATCTAACCATAATAACAACCTGTCCCGTCTTTTTTAATATCTCTTTAAATAAAAATAAATGGCCTTCATGAAATGGTTGCCATCTGCCTAACATCTGTGCTGTTGGTTTAGAGTAGTCCATGAATATTATTTATAATGTGATCGTAATTAAAATTAGTAATTTCAAAATCTACTTTTTTAGGTTTCTCAAATACTTTATTGGTATCTTCAAATCTTCCTTTAGCAATTGTATTCATCCAAATCTTCATATCATAGAATGATCTATAAGATTCAAATGGACAAACAAAGTCTACAACAACATGATTAACTGCAAGATCACACATTGTCATCATTCTATTTGCCTGTCTTCTTCTGCCTTGCTCTGTAAAATCCCAATCTTCAAATAATTTTCTAATATCATCAGCATTAAAATGAGATATCTTTTTGCCTTTTATTAATTTATTTGCAAATGTAGTTTTGCCTGATCCTGGCAGTCCAAATATTAAAATTTTCATTTAAAAATAGTTAATATTAATTATATATCTTTTTTCAGCATCTGTTGAGTTACATGCTCTATGTTCCGTTTTTGCAGGAAAAATAACAATTTTATTTTCTTCAGCGTTAACAAATTTGATTTTATTTTTAATTTTAAATTCAGTTCCCCCATTACATGTATTTAAATATAAAATAGCTGTACTTGAATCATATTCATAATCGGTGTGCCATCCACTTTTATCGAAAGTTTTATTTAAAAATAAATTAGTTCTAACTTGAATTGGTGCTAAACAATTTAATTTTTTTAAAATTGGAACTATATATTTCGGGTATAAATCAGATGTTGAAGTAAAATTGTTAAAAAAAGAATATGTAAAATATATATTTTTATCAACGGGCGACATATAATTTCTAATTCTCCAAGGAAAATCTAAATCAAAAATTAAATTTTGAATAGTTTTAAATTCGTTTAATGGTAAAAAATTTTTTATTATTTTCATAAACAAACATGTTTGTATTTTTTTACAATATTTTCAGGTAATTTTTTTCTATAGTGATTTAATTCTTTTTTTATTTTTGTTTTAATAGTATGCATATTTTTACCTACTACAGAATCATCATAAGATACTCCATTAACTTTAAACTGTGACAAATTATTAAAGTTATGTTTATAATAAGGAATATTTAAAAAATTATATATTTTAGTTATTTCATTTTCAGTATTTAATACAAAATCATTGTAAGTTAAAAAATGACATTGATTTTCATTTTTTTCTTTTAAAGCATTTTCAATTGAATTTAAACTTTTTATTACAGCTCCATTTTTACTCATAATAAAATTTAATTTTTCTTCTATACTTTTATTCTTTAATTTATTTGGGAAGGCGGTTGGTTCAGTTTCAAACCATTTAACATATGATGCAAGAACATCTAATAAATCTCTCCAAATAATTATACATTTAAAAGATTTTTTTAAATATTTATTTATTAAGTATTTATTTCCTGTATTTAAAATAGGACTTCTTTCTATTATATATTTATATTTCCAATCTTTATAATAATTATCATATACTGAGCATAAAACGTTGTCTATAGATTGGTAGTCTGGAAAATTTTTAAAGGCTTCTGTTTTTTTTAAAGAATGAATACTTTTTAATATTTCTGGAGTAATTGAATTTGCCGTAACTGCTACATCTGGATTTTGATTCATTATAGAACTAAATAGTGTATTTCCTGATCTTGGCATCGCTAGTAAAAAAAACATTTCTTTCATTTTTTTTTAAAATCAGAAGGTAATCCTAAATGTGGTCTTTTATCATATATATTTTCTTCAGAACCTTTTGTTTTTAAATTATTATAATGTAAAAATACTTGAGCACAATTTTCACCTTCAAAAGGTTCTCTCCAATGTTCTAATTTATTACCTTTATAAATTAACATATCACCAAAACTAAGATCTACCTTAATTCCTTTTAATCCTTCTTTTCCAGAAGGTTCTAAATATATAGGCCAAGAATCACCTCCTAAATTTAATGTAGTAGATATTTCACAACTAAATCTATCTTTATGGCGATGTAATATGTCCCCTTTTTTATAAATCCTTGCATAAGAATAATTAGGATTTAATCTTAATTTTGTTTCTTTTTCCATTAAAGGGTGAAGTGTTAATAACAAAGTTTCCATAACAATATCAGAATAATGAGAATATGTGTTTGGAACTTGATTATCACTCCATACACCAAAGTATGAAATAAAAGGAGAAATATATTTTACTTCAAATAAAGTTTTTGCAACTTGTCTTTTTAATAAAAAATATTCATAACAAAAATTAGCTAATTCTTTTGAAATAGCATTTTTTATTATAATATAATTATCTTTATTAAATTTATCTATAGCCATAAAAATGTGTTATAGTATATCTTCCAAAATTTTCTTTTTGATTTGTTTTTAATTTTATAGGAGATACTTTATGTAGTACGTAACCTGGAAACAACAACATTCTATTTTGCTTACATTCTATTTTATTATTTATTTCTGTTAGATAAAAATCACCACCTTTAAATTTTTTTGGTTCTTTATAAAACCAAATAAGACATGTAAATAAATTTGAATCAAAATGTTCATCATAATGATCATCTTTTTCATAATAAGAACAAAAAACAGAAGAATAATTTGTACATTGAAAATTTCTAAAAATAGGGGACACATTTAATAATAAATTATGAAATTGAGGATCTTTTTGTTTATATAAATAATTAAATAAATAACTTGTTTTTCTACCTTCAGGTGTAAGCCAAAGATCAATGTACATTCTATAATGTTTTCCTAATGCATTTCCATTTTTGTCTGTAGCAATTAATGTACTTTCACCTTTTGGAAGATTTTGTAAGTTTGTAAAATAATTTATTTCTTTCCACACATTTTCTTCTTCTTCTTCTGTGTACCAATTATCTATAACTATATATGGGCAATCTTTTATTTTATTAAAAATTTTTATATCCCATTTTTGTTTTATATTATTTATTATCATGATAAATGTTTTTTTTTAAAAATTTAAATAAAGAGGACTTGTTTTTTACAACTCTATTCCATTCTTCTTTTCTAATATCTAACATTTCAATAGCATTTTTCCATTCCATTTTCAATGTTTCTCTATCAATCATATTTTTATGCATGATAGTATTTAAATCAGTAGGAGACCAGTGCATACCTGCAGCAATACAATGTAGTCCACCATTTTCATTAAAATGGTAATTATAATCTCTTTGATTAGCAGCGGATAATATTCCTTCTATATAACTTGGTTTTAAAGTAATTAATTTTTCTTCCCAATTTTTATTAAAATTATTTTTCCAATAAGGTGTATCCTCTCTGTGAGATAAAGCATAATGAAGTGCTACAAATTCAGCAAATGTCCTAAAAAGTTTTTTACATTGAAAAGTAAAATTATCTTTGTCCCACTGTGATACTTTTTCTCTTTGAAGATTTCTAATTAAAATCATTAAAAATTCATGAACAGAAAATAATCCATTACTTTCAAGAGGTTCAATAAACCCAGCAGATAAACCAATTGCACAAACATTTTTAACCCATAATCTATTATGAATACCTACTCTCATTTTAATATTTTTAAATTCTAAATGGTCGCAAGGCACTAATTTATAAGGTTCTATTTTCATTAAATATTCTTTAAATTGAATTAAAGCTTCTTCATCACTTATAAATTTATCTGAATAGACATACCCAGATCCTATCCTGCTCCATAAAGGTATATTCCATACCCATCCATTTTGAATAGCAGTACAGTTTGTATAACCAACTAGTTCTTTTTCTTTTTCTATGTAAGGTATTCGTGTGGCCCATGCTGAATTATTAGGGAGCATGTCCGCATATGATTCAAAAGGTTCCTTCAATGTTTGGGCTAATAAAATTGATTTAAAACCAGTACAATCAATAAATAAATCTGCATTATATTTATTATTTAACGATTTTATTCCTTCTTCATTTTGTTCAATAGATATAATATCTTCTTTTATGTGAATTACTCCTTTTGGTATTGCATAATTATCACGTAACCATAATGCAAATTTAGTTGCATCAAAGTGATAAGCTGTATCTCTTTTAAAATTGAAAGGAATTTCGTTTTTTTCATTGTAAAAACATTTGTTTTGATTTATTAAAGCCATTTGAGAATAATGACAGTCTGCATAATCACTATTAGGTGTTTTATTATAAATAAATTTTTTAAACCACCAATCATTTAATTTTGCAATATTTCCTGTTAAATATGGTGTGCCAAAAGGATAGTGAAATGATTCTCCTTTTTTATAAAAATCGGTAAATTTTATACTTAGTTTATAACTTCCATCTGTTTTTGAAATAAAATCTTTATCGTTTATACCAAGATAATTAGTCCATAATTTTATACCACCTATAGTGCTTTCACCAACTCCAATCGTTGAAATGTTAGGAGATTCAATTAAAATTATTTCTTTTTTTGGAAAAGTTTTTATTAAAGTAGAAGCAGTCATCCATCCAGCTGATCCACCTCCAACAATAATAATTTTTTTCATTTAAAAGGATACCCAATGTTCCATATAACTAAAGAGTATCTTGTTCCTTTAGTGACTGGAGTTACTCTATGCCAAATAAAACTTGGAAATACACAAATAGATCCTTTTGGTAATATTTCATTACAATCTCTAATTACAGGTTTTCCTGACGAATTATTTCTAAAATCAAATTGAAGTTTTCCACCGGAATAATCTTCAGGATCAGATAAAGATACTGTTACAGAAAGTTTTCTTATTTTATTATGAACATGTAAATTATCAGGTTGATTATAAGGGCCTGCCCAACTATCACAGTGCCAATCATAAAATTGATTTTTTTTATAAATAGTAAATTGACATGCTTCTGACCTATCCCATTCAAAATTCCAACCAGAATTTTTATTGGCAGTATGTATATATGGATGAATTTCATTATAAATCCATTGATCACTTAACCAAACGACATTTGAATTTCTAATGTTTTTTAATTCTTTTTTATCTTTATTTGTTAATTTTTTATCTTTATTTTTTTTAGCAAGATCACCTACTAAACCTAATTCTTTTTTTTGTTGTTTAGCGTGTTGTATTACATCATCGCAAAATTTTGATGATAATGTTTTTGTAAAAAACCAATAATAATTACTTAAATTCATTTCTAATGATTAGAAATATCAAATTTTAATGTATTAGTAAAGAGAATTTATTCCCAAGATAATGTTGTTGAATTCCAAGAAACTGGATTATTATTTTCATCAGTTCCGGTCCATTTTAAGTTAGTATCATCCCATTTGATTTTATAAGGCTGATATTCAATTGGATCTTCATTTATAACCTTATTTGTGCGTGTGATAGTAGGAAAAGCAACAGGAGCCTTCCAATTGTCATTTTCATCTAAAACCCAAGATGGATATGGTTGTGGACGTATAAATTTATTTTTTTGAGAATCATAATAGTATCCAATTCCAGCAAATTGTTTTCTAAAATTATTATTATAAGAAGTTTGAACCCATTTTACTCCACTACTTGAATAACCTGCAATTTTTCCAAATTGTTCTGCCGCTTGTTCAGATTGTTCTCCACCATTATTTGCAATTTCTTGATTACAAGCAACTAATACTCGTAAAACAATACCATTAGAATCTATTTCAGCAAAATGAGCCATTAATCTTTACCTACAGTCAAAGTTCCAGTAACAGTGAAAGTTGCTAGTTTATAAGTTGGTGTAGTTGAAACCGTGTTTGTTCCTGGAGAAACAGAAAATTTATCTGTAGGGTTTGCTCTTAAATAAATAATACCACCACTTCCAGCTCCACCTGTACTTGGTTCTACTCCTCCTGCACCACCTCCACTTCCATGTCCAGTTGCGGCATTTCCAGGAGCACTACTTCCTCCATTTCCTCCACCACCAGTTCCTCCATTTCCTGCAGGTGAGCCCATAAATCCACCACCTCCTCCTCCTCCAGAGTAAGTTACTGGTGAACCAGATATTGAATTTTCAGAACCATTAGCTCCATTTTTTGTAGTTGCGGCCGCAGAGGCACCTCCTCCTCCTCCACCTGTGAAAGCAGTTGGGCCATCAAGATCTCCAGCTCCAGGATTTCCTTGTGGCGGACTTGTTGGTGGGTCATTTCCTGTTCCACCTGGATCATAAAAATTTCCTCCACCTGAACCACCAGGTCCTGAAGTGCCACTCGATGCTTTACCAAAACCTCCACCTGTAGAAGTTATTGGACCAAAAGTGCTATCTTGACCTTTTCCTCCACTACCATAAAAACTTGTTCCACCAGTACCTCCTCCACCGACTGTTATTGTATAAATATTTGCAGCTAATTCTATTTTTGTTCCACCTGGAAAAGAAGTTCTATATCCTCCAGCCCCACCTCCGCTTCCATGAATTCCACCTGATCCTCCACCACCACCTGCTACTACTAAATAATCAAATGATACAGGAGCAGCTCCACCTGCTGTAAATCCAAATCCTTTTGCTGATCCAGCTCCACGTGTTGAGTTTAAAGGCATTCTTTCTACTCCTTATTTAAATTGCGTTAATGCTGCTAATACTGTGTATGTTGATGCTGCTGTTTTAAGAGCTGTGTATGTGTAGACATCATTAGATGAAGCGTTTCCAGCTGTTGGAGCCGATCCACCTTGATAAACTACTGTAACGTTTGTAGTTGTGCCATCAACTTGTACTACGTTATTATAAAATGTTGTGTTGCCTTGTTTTGTAATTAATGCAACTGTTGCTGATTCACCTGTAGCTAGAGCCGCGTTTAATGCAGTTGAAGAATTTCCTCTTAAATTAACTGTAAAGTTTGCACCTAAATCAACGTTTTGAAAATAAACAGCTTGAGTAAGTACATCATATGTAAATGTAGTTAAAAATGTAGTTGATATAGTTGCAGCTTCAAACACACCGAATATTTTAGTTTCACCATTTGCTGTAATTCTTCCAAGATCACCTTTTGGTGTTAATGTAATTCCAACATTTGTATCTCCACCCGTTGCAGAAATAGCTGGATTGTTTCCAGTTGCTGCGTTGGTAACTGAAATTTCGTTTACTGCTGATGCTGTAGTTGCAAATTTAATTTGCTCATTACCATTTTCATCACCAATAAAATTGCCACTATCTATTAAAATATTTTTAGCGTTAGTATCTAAATTTGCAGATAATTGTGGAGCTGCATCATTAGATAATTTTCCAATGTTAGAATCTACAACATCAGTTCCATTTAAATATAAAAGTTTTGTTCCTTTATCTGTTGTAGAGAAAGTAACACCTGTTTGACCAGCAACTTTTACTGTTACAGTAAAAGCACCTGATGTACTATTTTTAATTACATAAACTTTTTCATCTGGTCCTGTTGCATCTGAAGGAATAGTAACATCTACGTTTCCTGTAATAGTTCCTGAAAGGTCTAATACTGCATTTTTGCCATTTGAAAGAGCACCATTAGTATATGTTAATGTAACTCCTGTTGTTGCATTTAATGCAACCGATTCATAACCAGCAATTGCTTGCTGAAGAATAACTAAATTTGTATTTGTAATATCACCCCATGTACCGGCGTTTTCGCCTGTAACTTGAATTTCTAGTTTAAGGTCTGTAGAATAACTTGATGCCATAATTTTAATTCCTTATGTTATATATTATTTAATTTATGCGGCTGTGTCAATCTCTGTCCAAGTTGCATCAGTTCCGGTGTTTATTTCAGTCCAGATTTGATTATTTATACTATTTAACGCTATAGTCAATCCAATTCCTGTAGGTATTATTATAGAAGTACCTCCAGCAAACACGGTTCCTACAGAAGAAATCAATCCTATTCCAGTAACACTTGCAATGGTATTTGCATCACCAATTGCTGTTCCTTGAGCTATATTTAATTGTTCTCCTGTAACTAAAGTATTTGCATCTCCCGCAATAACTGTTCCAACTGCTAAAGCAACAGTCATTCCAATACCAACAACTGTAGCATCTGGACTTGGATCTACTATACCTTCAGAAACATTTAATTGTTGACCTATTACATCTACATTTGCATTAGCTATTGGAGTTACACTATTTAATGTTAAATTTAATTGTTGACCTGTAACAGATACAGTTTCCCATATTCCAGAATCACCCCAAACTTCTTCACCCCAATAAAATCTACCCCAACCTTGTCGGTTGTATGCTAAAAGTGTTCCTGTAGATAAATTTAATTGTTGACCTGTTATGATTGCATCTGGTGATGCATCAACATTACCAACTGAAGTTCCTAATAATAAATTATTATTTGTTAAAAATACATCAACAGTAATAACTTCTGTTACAGAATTTAAAGATGTATTTAATTGTAAACCGTTAACACTTATTAATGAATTAGGTGTAGCTGTTACTGAATTTTGAGAAATTCCTAAAGTATTTGTTCCACCAAATGCATTTTGTCCCCAAGACAAAGCACCCCAAGTATCATTACATGGACTTGTTACTTGAACAGTAGAATTTAATATTCCACTCCATGCGAGAGCACCCCATGTACTATTATTCCAACCGTTAGCCATAATAGGTTACTCCTATTATGCGTTGCCGATTCTTAGAATAGCTGCTGATGATGTGTCTGCTGGAAACTGAATTGTGAAAGTTCCAGATGTTGCAGTTTTATCTCCACCAAAACTTAATATTGCAACTGCTGCATTTGTTGCAGGTGCTGATGTATTATAAATTAAAGCTCCTGCTGCAGTTAAAGTAACTCCAGTAAAAGATATATCTGCAAAGTCTATAAATGCAACACCACTTGAAACAACTGGTGATACATTTGTTAAAACTCCACCACCTGTTACATACTGACCAGTATTTGCAACTTCATTTGTTGAAGTGTAAATAGTTGTTGAAGAATCTAAAGTTGCTGCAGAACTATATAGAGCAAGTTTAAAAACATTTCCTGTTGCAGCTGTAAAATTGTGCTGACCTTGTAGAAGTTGTCCTTTGAAAGAATTTGCTACTGCTTGTGTTATTGCCATAATATTTTCCTATCCTTGTTTTTGAATCTGAGGTGAACCTTCTTGATATTCATCTCGTCTTCTTCTTCCCATTTGTTCAATAGAGAATCCTTGTAACACACTTTGATACTTTTGTTCATAAAATTGTATCATGTCTGCCGGACCCTTTAAAAACCCGTATGCCTCAACAAGGCACGCATACAATAAACCAGTGGGAAACTGATTACTTAAATATGTTGTCGTATTACTAACAGATAATCCTGCTGGCTTCAAGATATAATTTAATTGCATCGTGTATGTCAAGTCTGGAATTGGGGCTAATACTATTGTTTGCTCATCCCAATAACTAAAATATTTAGGTAATCCTTGTGCATTAGTGCTGTTATATTCATTAATAAATCCAGTATCTCTATATTCTATTACAGCATTTGGCCCTGTATATGCACCACCTGGTATAATTTGAGCTTCTCTTATAATCAAAGTTTGATCTGTTAAAAGAGGTGTACTTACATAAGGTTGAGCTGCAATAACAGCAGCTGTTGCATATTTTCTATTATTATCAGAATCTACTTCTCTTAAAATTCTAAATTCAGCATCTAATATAAATCCATTAACAATAGTAGATGTAAATACATTTGCATCCACCTCCGTATAATCTCTAATTTTTTGTACTAATTCTGCGTATGTCATATTAAGCTTTTAATGTTACTGGGCCTGCAGAACATTGTGCCCCGCCGCCAGATACATTTCCTGTTGTTGCTGTATCTGTACTCTGGAAAAAGAAATAATTCAATGGATCTCCAACAATACCAAATGAATCAATTTTTCCAACTGTAATTGTAAAACCATTTGCATTTGAAATATCTGTAACATTATCAAATGAAGGTACTAATTTAAATGAAGTCTCGCGCGCGGGCGTGCCCGGGATCACTACTTCTGGTGGTCCTCTAAATCTAACAATATTACCCGTTGCTCGTCCGTGGTCTTCTGAATAAACATTAATATAAGTAGAACCTGCATACTTAATTGTAGTAAAAGGATCTGGAGTTAATTCAATAATAACGGGTGGTTCTGTTCTATCAGGATGTGCATATTGTAAACCTTGTGGATCCGCTGTTGTTGGAGTTGGATCTAATTGAGGTTGTTTTGCTTCATATTCAGTAATATGTACCCATGAACCATTCCATTCTTGTACCATTTCTTGATACGGAAATCTTTGACCAGAACGGTCAGAGATCATGTAAGCATATTTTCCTCTAGATAAATTTGCCATTATGCGCTCGGATAGTAAAGTTTAGGTGTTATGAATGAACTTGATGAAGAGCCATCTTGTTCTAGTGCTCTTTTTAATTCATCTTCATATAATAATTTCATCTCTTGTACTCTTTGTGGTGCAAATTTTTGTGTTAAATAATAAGTCAGTCCCGCGCACATGCATGGAACAAATCTATATGGAACGTTTGTAATATTAGTATAAGCTCCAACGTCTTGAATTCTTTTTTCATAATAATAATTTACAACATTATTAACTTCATCTGATCCAGGAGTTAAAAATAAAGTAATCGTAATTCTATCTATAAATCTTTCTACAAAATATTGTGTAGGTGTACCTGTTGAAAATTTAGAAGATAAACCACTGTAAGCGGATCTATCTATTTTTGTAAGTGGAAAATCAACTACTGGAGTTTGCTCCGTATTTCTATAAACTGCTTCTAAAATATCTCCTGTTCCATAAACAATTGAATTATAATTGTATACTGCAGTATTATCAGCGTGAATTGCAGCTGTAGTACCATTAGCACCTCTAACACATCCTGTTATTGAATTAGAATCAGTATTAGTTCCTGTATAAGTTATTTGCTCACTTCCTATTAATAAAGTTCCTGATGTTGGAAATTGAAAAACTGAATCTAATACAATGGTTGTAACGACAGCATCAATTCCACCATTTAAAAAACTAAATACACCATCTGATGTTCCATCTGTTGGTGATCTGTAAAGAGTATAAACAGCTTGACCATTAACCATGGAAATTGAATTATTTGCAACTTCCCAATAATGCAGACCCCTGTTGCCCCACTCTTGAAACATAATGTTCAACGAGCGACGAGCTGCTTTCATTTGGTTACCAGTATTATTGATAAGACCAATTCTCTCGTAAGACTCTTCTATTATTTCATCAATAGTAAAAGTTTTTTCAAAAACTGTAGTGCCTGAAGTGGTAGCCATACTTGACTCCTACTTTTCTATAAATAACGTAACAGTTAATCCGCTTGAATTTGAAGCAACTCCAACACCATCAATTATTCCTGTTCCATTTCGTCCAGCATATAAAACGCCGTCTTCTGGTAGGTTTAAAGTTTCAGTTCCACCTGCTCCAACTTGAATTGGAATATAAACTTGTGTGTTAGTTGAAGTGCTAACAGTTGACGCATTTGCTAAACCATTAATAATACAACTTCCTGAAGTTGCTCCAGCTTGTATCATATAACCTCTTAATCTTGTAGGTCCTGTAAACAATACTGCAGTACTAATATTACTTGCTAGTACAACTGGTTTTACATCTGACTTCATATTTTTCTCCTTATATTAAGGAGCTCTTTCGAGCCCCTTAAAAATTAATTTATTACGCTACTTGTGAATATTCAATTACCCATCTAAATGAACCACGAGCACTTGGTGTAGTTGTATTAGTGATATTTAAATATATGTCTCTAGCTGCAGAAGCATACAACGGACTTGCCGCTGGTGCTGCATCGCTAGCAGTAGTATTTAACAAAGTTGTATTGTAGAAAGCTCCAGCGGGAACAGATGTTCCTCCATCTAGAATTTCATCAGTAGCAGAAGCTACGATTTGAGCTCCTGAAGATGAAGTTCCTACTTCAATACCAATATCTCCTGTTGCAACAGTTGCTGTTGTAACACAAAGTATTGATATACTTTTAATAACTGTATTTGCTGGTTGAGCAAATGTAGCAACACTGTCTCCAGTAGTTGCGCTTAAAGTTCCTGTAACAATACCTTGCAATACGATTGCAGGTGAAGTTACTACAGTGCCGGCAGAATTTATTACAAAGTTATTTGTATATTCACCAGTTGTTGAGTTTTGTACTGAATTCAGAAAACCGTTTAACGATCTTACTGGACCAGTAAATGTTGTTAGTGCCATAAGTTTATTCTCCTAGTTTTTCCAATCTAGTCTCTAGGCCGTCGACTATACGCGTCTAGATCAGAGTTAATTTATGTATAGTTATTGAAATATATATGAATTTATTAAACAGCGCAAGGGATACCTGCATCGAAAATCTACTTTTCGGATATAAATAGCTAGTTTTAGCTAGCTACAGAAAACTCAGGAGCGGCCATTTCTACCTTAATTTGTCTGTGTGCTATTTCAGCTTCAGACATTTTAATTTGGTTAATGATCTCACGAATTTTTTCGTCAATCCTAACCATATCAAGAGTATATAATCCCTCTTGAATGTAGTGTTGCTCCCAATCAAGTTCTAATGCTCTCTTCTTTGTGTAAAGAGCTTGAACTGATATCATCTACAACCTCCTCATAGGTTATCCAGCACTTATCCTTAGCGAAGGATCTCATGCTGTCTTTTAGTAATATACCTTTTTTTCCTATTTTGTCAAGGATAGCTAGTTCTATACTTTCTGCACTATCTTCTGCTTCAATGTTAAAATTAGCCATGTGACCGTAAGCTCTAATTTTTACTTGAAACAATTTTGTCATAATTCATTCTTTCTATCAGATTAATGGGGTGAGATATACCCACCCCATTAAATAAAAAATGCTTAAATATTAAGCAGATCCTTGAGATCCGAAGATACCTCTAGGGTCAGACCAGCCGAAGCTGTATCTTTCTCTAGCTTTGTATCTAACGTTACCAGTATCAAAATCACCTTCCATAGCAGTTTTGATAGGTGCTCTTACGAACATCTTCA